CCCACCCTTTTTGCAAATAGGGATCCTAATATATACACCTATATACTTGATTTTGAATACTTTATGATGTTAAATTCATTTTAGGTACCATGCAGTTAGAAGGCATAGATATAGATATAAATAAATTACCTAGCGAAGCTAAGAAGGAATTCTTACGTTATAAAATTAAGCTAGAAGAGAAACGCAAGGAGTCCGCGATCCGCGATGATTTTATGGCGTTTGTGAAATACGTATGGCCGGATTTTGTCGAGGGGTCCCACCACAAGATCATGGCAGAAAAATTTAATAAGGTGGCCAGGGGCGAATTAAAAAGAATCATTATCAATATGGCACCGAGACATACAAAATCAGAATTTTCATCTTACCTCATGCCGGCCTGGATGATCGGAAAGAATCCTAAATTAAAAATTATTCAAGCAACGCATACCACGGAGCTCGCTGTCCGATTCGGTCGTAAAGCCAAACATTTAATTGACTCCGAGGAATATCAAAAAATTTTTCAAACAAAATTGAGAGAAGACTCGAAGGCCGCGGGCCGTTGGGAGACGAACGAGGGCGGCGAATATTTTGCGGCGGGTGTTGGAGGAAGCATCACGGGCCGCGGTGCGGATTTATTAATCATTGATGATCCTCATTCGGAACAAGATGCATTGAACATCAATGCGCTCGAGCGAACCTGGGAATGGTATACGTCCGGTCCTCGTCAGCGTTTGCAACCCGGTGGTATTATTATTGTCGTCATGACGAGATGGAATACCAAAGATTTAACCGGACGACTCATTAATGCACAAAAAGAAACCAAAGCCGATCAATGGGAAGTGATTGAGTTTCCGGCGATCTTACCTTCCAATAAACCTCTGTGGCCAGAGTATTGGAAGTTAGAAGAATTAGAAGCGGTGAAAGCATCCGTGGCCATCGGTAAGTGGAACGCTCAGTACCAACAAAATCCCACCGCGGAAGAAGGCTCGATTATCAAAAGGGAATGGTGGCAGATCTGGGACAAAGGATTACCTCCTTTGCATCATGTGATTCAAAGTTATGATACGGCGTTCTTGAAAAAAGAAACAGCGGACTTTAGTGCCATTACCACGTGGGGCGTCTTTTATCCGACCGAGGACAGCGGACCGAATTTAATCTTGCTGGATGTCGTCAAAGATCGATTAGAGTTCCCGGAACTGAAAAGAGTCGCTTTAGAACAATATCAATATTGGAAACCCGAAAGTGTAATCATTGAAGGGAAAGCCAGTGGAATGCCGCTGACTTTTGAGTTGCGTCGTGCCGGTATTCCTGTTATAAATTTTACACCGAGTCGTGGAAATGATAAACACGCTCGTGTGAATGCTGTCGCGCCGTTATTTGAAGCGGGGCAGATATGGGCAACCGACGATAAATACTGTGAAGAGGTAATCGAGGAATGCGCTGCATTCCCTTATGGCGACCATGACGATTTGGTCGATAGCATGACACAAGCAGTCATGAGGTTTAGACAAGGAGGCTTTATTGAACATCCTGAAGATGAACAAGACGAACCTCTCTACAGACATAAAAGGGTATATTACTAATGGGAAGTCAAACAGCCAAAGCGGATAGAAACAGAGGCCGAGCGCAAACAACCGAGCAGTTGATGCAGAACATCATGACCGGTGGTGAAATATCCAAACGAAGAGAAGCTGAATTAGAAAAAGCCGCTGCCGCCGGAAGAGGAATACAATTTTTACCAGGTTCACCAACCGTTAAAGGTTTAACACAAAAAGGGGGTCAACCTGTTTATAGAACAGGCGTAACCGCACAAGATTTTACAGGAAGATTTACAGCCAGCCCTCCGACTTTAAGAGAAGTTTTTGGAGATGTGAAAAGAGCTTTAGTCGGCGGTCAAGCCAAAGCCCAACCGTACATTTATTCACCGACCACGAAGCCCGGTACACCGACCACGACCTTCCGTCAGTTTACTCCTCAACCCAGACAGGAAAGAGGAATCATTCCCGCATTAGCAGAAAAAGTTTTAGTGCCTGGTGGTATCACTTTAGGAATTGCCAAAGATTTATTTCAAAAAGTATTTCCTGGTCAGGAAGAAGATGATACACAACCCATCGTCGATTTAAGAAAACCGGTGATTGAGGAAAGAGTGTCTAGCTTTGTTGATGTAGTTGATCAAGGAGATGAAAAAAGAGAAACCTTAAAAACATTAATAGCACAGAGTCAAGCACCAGGTGCATCCGAATTAGATGTGGACAAAATGAGTGATGAAGAAGTTCAATTACGATTACAGGCTTATGGTCAAGGATTCGCGATGGGTGGACTAACGGACACCATTCCACCGGAACGCGGACCGATGTCTCAAGGTGTTGCTTCTTTGTTCAAAAACAAGTAAACTAATTCAATGGCTGAAATCGATAAATCCTTACCTAATCAAAAGGTATCCTTAGAAGTTCCAGGACAAGAAATTGAACAGGTTCTCGAACAAGAAATAAAAAAAGAATTACAACCTCAAGACGAACAAATTGAAGTCGTCGAAACTGAAGATGGGGGAGTGGAAATTAACTTTGATCCTCAAGAAGCAATTGGAGAGGGAAGTCAACAACACTTTGCCAACTTAGCAGAATATTTAGATGACGATATTTTAGATCCTTTAGGAAGTGAGCTGAAAGGTTTATATGTGGACTACAAAGAATCTCGTGGAGATTGGGAGAGAACATATACTCAAGGTTTAGATTTATTAGGTTTTAAATATGAAGATCGAACCGAACCATTTCAAGGAGCGAGTGGAGCAACGCATCCAGTCTTAGCCGAAGCGGTTACTCAATTCCAAGCTCAAGCTTACAAAGAATTATTACCGGCAGCAGGACCGGTGAGAACTCAACAAGTCGGAGCTCCGAACCCTCAAAAAGAACAACAAGCTGAACGTGTCAAAGATTTTATGAACTATCAGTTGATGCAAGAGATGAAAGAGTATGAGCCGGAATTTGATCAGATGTTATTTTATTTACCGTTGTCCGGTTCCACCTTTAAAAAAGTTTATTATGATGCGCTCTTAGGAAGAGCGGTATCTAAGTTTGTACCCGCTGATGATTTGTTAGTACCTTACTCAGCAACATCGCTCGATGATGCGGATACTATTATTCATAAAATTCATATGTCGAAAAACGATTTACGAAAGCAACAGATTAATGGTTTTTATCGAGATATTGATTTAGGTGATCCTTATGATGAGAATGATGCAATCGCTCAAAAGGAAAGAGAATTAGAAGGAATCAGAAAAACCGATTCTGATCCGGATATGTATACGTTATTAGAATGTCATGTTGATTTAGATTTAGAAAATTTCGAAGATATAAATGAACAGACTGGTGAGCCCACAGGAATTAAACTACCCTACATTGTAACGATCGAAGAAGGCAGTCGTGAAGTCTTATCCATTAAGAGAAACTACGATCCTCAAGATCCAAAGAAAAAAAGAATTAGTTATTTTACTCATTTCAAGTTTTTACCAGGACTGGGTTTTTATGGTTTTGGTTTAATTCATATGATTGGCGGTTTGTCTAGAACCGCTACAGCAGCTCTTCGACAATTACTAGACGCTGGAACATTATCCAATCTTCCCTCTGGATTTAGAGTTAGAGGGCTGCGTGTTCGTGATGATGCTCAACCGATTCAACCCGGTGAGTTTCGAGATGTCGATGCTCCTGGAGGAAATCTAAGAGAATCATTTTTACCTCTGCCTTTTAAAGAACCTTCTGCAACTTTATTGCAGTTGATGGGTATTGTGGTCCAAGCTGGACAACGTTTTGCAAGTATTGCGGATATGCAAGTCGGTGATGGTAATCAAGGTGCAGCCGTCGGTACAACCGTTGCTTTATTAGAGCGCGGTTCACGAGTCATGTCTTCCATTCACAAGAGGCTCTATGTATCTTTAAAGCAAGAGTTTAAAATGTTGGCCCGAGTGTTCAGTTTGTATTTACCTCCTGAATATCCTTATGACGTAGTCGGTGGACAGAGAGTCATTAAGCAACAAGACTTTGATGAGAGAATTGATATTTTACCGATTGCCGATCCTAATATTTTTTCACAAACACAACGAATTAGTTTAGCGCAAACACAATTACAATTAGCACAAACCAATCCAAGAATTCATAATTTATATCAAGCCTACAGAAGTATGTATGAAGCGATTGGTGTGAAAAATGTCGATTTAATTTTACCACCACCCCAACCACCACAACCAATGGATCCGAGTATGGAACATATTCAAGCGATGGGTGGTAAATCATTCCAAGCATTTCCTAAACAAGATCACAAAGCTCACATTGATGCTCACTTAAGTTTTATGGGAACCATTTTAGTTCGAAATAATCCGGCAATGGTGTCTGCTTTACAGAAAAATATTTTAGAACACATCACTTTGATGGCTCAGGAACAAATTGAATTAGAATTTAGAGATGAATTATTACAAGTTCAGCAGATGCAAGCACAAATTCAAACACAACCACAGCTACAAATGGAAGTTCAGAAGCTTTTAACTAATATTGAGTCAAGAAAAGCAAGATTGATTGCCGAAATGACTAAAGATTACATGGAAGAAGAGAACAAAATCTATGGTGATGTTAATGATGACCCATTAACCAAGCTAAAAAAACAAGAATTAGACCTCAGAGCTCGTGAAAATGAGCAAAAAGCTAGAGAAGCAGAACAAAAAATAGAAATTGATCGTGCAAAACTGGTTCAAGACCAAGAATTTAAGTATGAAAAGCTCGAGCAAGATGATGAAAACGCTAAATTACGTGCGGGTATATCTTTAGCAAAGATGGGTGTCCAAAATATGAAAATAATGGAGGGTGGAAATGGCTAAACCTACTGAAAAACAAAAGAAAAAAGTAAAAAAGGTTATGAAAGAGTTTAAAGAGAAAAAATTACCTATCGGAAAGTCAAAAAAGAAGGTAAAATCTATAAAACAAGCTATTGCAATTGCATTAAGCGAAGCAGGTTTGAGTAAAAACAATAAATAGGAGTTAAAAATGGAAAAGAAAAACATTGACCATTCTAAGTTTTTAAATAAGGATGGTTTAAAGAAGGGCGGCATCCCAGTAGAGATGTCTAAGCCTAACGAAACTCAGACTCAACAAGTAGGCGGACAAAGACGCATGCTGTCTGAGAAAAAACGTAGTGCCAAGTGGTACTAAGGAGGTAAAAATGGATAAGATCAAAAAATTATGGAATGATCACCCAAAGAAAAGATGGTTCGTCATCGGACTAGCTGTTGGTTGGGTATTAGCACAAGCAATCTAAGATGTTAAGTAAGCTTTTAGGTGGCTCTTTAGTAGATACCGTAGGCAAGGTAATTGACTCTGTTCACACAAGCGAAGAGGAAAAACTCGCTGCTAAAGCCAGACTAAAAGAACTCGAAAACGAAATCAATTCCAAGCAGATGGATATTAACTTAGCGGATGCTAAGTCCACTGCTACTGGTATTGGTGGTATTATGCAGAGATCGTGGAGGCCCCTCATTGGTATGAGTTGTGCTCTCGCAATATTCTGGGAATATGTAGCGAAACAGTTTATTATGTTTATTCTCGCTGCATTCAGTATCGAACATGATCCTCTTCCTGCTTTAGATATGGGTGTATTGATGCCATTAGTCATGGCCCTCTTAGGTATGGCGGGAATAAGATCGTTCGAAAAGGTTAAGAAAATTACAAAATGAGTTGCGGAAACTGTTCATCTTGCAAATGTTCTTCTTCTATCAAAGAGATTAAAGAAGTTAAAAAAGTTGTCATGTGTGAAAAGTGTGGACACGCTTGTCACTGTGAATACTCTTGTATAGATTGTGGTTGTGTAGGATGTAAACATGAAGGTTCAAAAGACAGGTAGTGCTGTTGAACATGTAGTCAAAAAGACTACAATAGGTGATGGTAGAATAAGCACTTCTACCATGAATAAACATAAACGACGTAATTTTAAAAAATACAGAGGACAAGGAAGATGAAAAAAAATTTAAAACCAGTCCCGGCACAAAACAAGGGACTAAAAAAATTACCAAAACCAGTTAGAAACAAAATGGGTTTCATGAAAAAAGGCGGGAAAGTTAAATAATGGTTAAAAAACTAACTCCTTCTGAAAAATATCGTCAATTGAAAAAACATACTGAAGATGCAGGTATGAAAGTTCAAGAAAAAGACGGTAAAATTGTTGTAACGAGGAAGAAGAAATAATGGCAAAACTCTGTGCAAAAGGTAAAGCAGCAGCAAAGCGTAAGTTTGATGTTTATCCATCAGCTTATGCCAATATGTACGCCAGTGCCGTTTGCTCAGGAAAAATAAAACCTGGCGGACGAAAAAAGAAAATGGATGGAGGATCAGTCAACAGTGTTTCACAATCTCGTAAAAAAACTTCTAACTATAATCAAGGTGGGATCGCCAAAGCCTGTGGAGGTATTATGGCAAACAGACGAAAGGTTACAAAGAAAAGTTAATAATGGCGCAAAATGGATTAAGAAAGTGGGTAGCAGAGAAGTGGGTCGACATCGGCGCACCCAAAAAGGACGGAAAGTACCAACCTTGCGGGAGGTCAAAAGGGTCGAAGCGCAAATATCCGAAGTGCGTTCCACTAGCCAAGGCAAGATCGATGAGCGAATCGCAGAAAAAATCCGCCGTCAGAAGAAAACGCGCAGCCGCAAACACCGGGCCAAAGCCAACCAACGTCAAAACATTTGCAAAAAACAAATCAAAAAGGTAAAACAAGATTATGCCGAGAACACCCGACAAACAGCCGCCTAAAACCAAAAAGTATTTCCGGTCCACGAAGAGTGGTGCGGGAATGACTCAGGCAGGTGTTAAGCGTTATAGGGCCGAAAACCCTGGTTCAAAGTTAAAAACAGCGGTCACCGGTAAAGTAAAACCGGGTAGTAAAGCTGCAAAAAGGAGAAAGTCTTATTGTGCACGAAGTGCAGGTCAAATGAAAAAATTTCCTCAAGCAGCTAAAGATCCAAATTCAAGATTAAGGCAGGCGAGGAAAAGGTGGAAATGCTAAATGAAACACGATTGGTTGATTTACGTATCTGCTGCTTTAATGTTTATTCTCACAATGGGGTTAGCTCTTGCTGAAACTAACACCGTTTCGTCGACCGTTACGGGAACTACAACAGTGGACAAGAGCCCAGGAACAGCAAGTGCTCCTTCTGTTGTTGTCAACAATCAAGATGTCTGCGTGGCGGGAACATCTGCTGCTGTGCAAACTCAAATTCTGGGCATTGCTGGGTCGACTACTATAACCGACGAAAACTGCGAACGTTTAAAACTATCAAGAGCTTTATATGGTATGGGCATGAAAGTCGCTGCCGTATCAGTTTTATGTCAAGATGAAAGAGTTTTTAATGCCATGGAAATGGCAGGAACACCTTGTCCTTATTTTGGTACCATAGGAGAGGTAGCACAAGCAGGATGGGATTCTCACCCTCAAGATAAACCCGGATATAAGGAACCAAATGATAATAAAAAATATCTCATTGGCGGTGGCTTATTGTTGGCTATCACTACTGGTATCCTTCTCTTCTAAAGCCTACGAACAGCAATATGGAATTGGAGATACTGGCCCCAGTGGTGGTACTGTTATCTCAGTTACCGTGGAATCTATCCTTTCAGATAGTACTGTGGAGCTGGTAGGAGACTTCGAAGAAACTACCTACACCTACACCCATACAGAAACTGTTATTGAAGAAGTTGAAACAACTGAATACATTGAACAAACTAGCTATGAAATAGTTAGTACAGAAACAACTTCTAATCTTATTACTAATTCCAGTAAAACGACTTCTGGTATTGTTTTAGACCATACCAATCATTTTCACACAGATTATCGAGGGGGTTCTATCACTTATACAGAAGACTTAACTGAGTATTTAGATGTTACAGAAATTAATGAAGGTTTTGATTTATATGGTCAAGCAGATGTGTATGCCTGTACAAATCAAATAGGAGGGCATTGTTCTAGTGGTAATTTAGATACATTCTCGATCACTTTAAAAGTCATTGACCCTCAAACAGGGGAAGACTATATGAAAACAACAACTTGGTCTGTAGGTCATTCTTGGCAAACTTATCAAGCATCTTTAGCAGTTCCTTCTAATACTCTAGGAACAGGCACACAAGCGATTACTAGCTTTTATGGAATTGATAATGGTTATTGGGCAGGTTATTACGGACCTGTTGTTGATGATATGAGAATGTGGGCCGTCTATTCTCAAGTACAAGAAGTTATTAATCTAGTAGAAAATATTGTTACAGAACAAATACAATCAGTTATTACCTCTGAAACCTATGAAGTTGATTCTGTTTATATTCCTCCTGTTTTTGACCCTGTTAATGTAGCACCTATAGAAACAGATATTATGGCTGATTTTTCTATTGAGATAGCAGATGATTTAGGAGAAGTTATGACTTTAGATTTTGAAATATCCGAAACAGATTCTGGTGAAATGCAAATGGAAATAACTACCATGGAAGGTGATATGGAAATGGAAGTAGAAATTGTTGAATTAGATATGGAAATGGAAAGTGAGCCGGAAAGTGAAAGTAGCTCAGAATCCGAAACAGAATCAGAAGAAGAACAAAAAAATGAAAATACGAAAAGCACCAAAGAACAAGTAGCACAAAAGATTATGGAAAGAGTTGCTAGTACCGGTGATCAAGTAGCTCTATCAAATGTAAAATTAGCTGTTATGGCGCAGTTAACAGACATTAAAGCTTTTGAGGCCTATACGACTAAATTTATTATTGACAATAATGTAGATGAATATTTAATACAAAATATCGAAGATCCTTATGGTGTACTTTTTAGTACCGCTCAAGATCAATTAATGGAGGAAATGGTAAACCAACAATATGGCAGAAATTGAATATAGTGGAATTAAAATCAAAGGTGGTAAAATTCTCATTATACTGTCTTTGCTTGGTACCTTGGGTGGTGCTGCTTGGACAGGCTTTACCTTTTACCAAGACTATCTTGATATGAAGGCAAAAATCCAAGAGTATACAGCTCCGGACTTATCATCTTATGATGAAAAACTAGCCGTTTTAAAGTCCGAAATAGACTCTATTCTTGACGAAATAACACTAGTATCTGATGTAGCAAAAGACTTAAAGAATGATATGAAAACAGATTTAAGGTCCATGGCTAACGATATTCGTCATATTACAGAAATAGTTAATGACGTAGAAGATAGACAAAAAGAAGATACTCGAGAAATATTTGATGAGTTGAAAATTATTGAAAATGAGTTAAACTTGAGTATAAATAAGGCATTGAATAATCCTTTAAACAACATGAGCGCAACCAAATGAAAATAGACCTTAAACTAGCGGCCCCTTATATAATTATAATAGGTGGTTTTTTAGTGTCTTGGGGTATGTGGGGTGAAAAGATTCAAGCTTTAGAGAAAAAGACCGATAATGTTGAAGTAATGATGCAAGACATTGCAGTTATCAAAAATCAAATCACGGAAATTAATAAGAAATTAGACCGCCTACTTAGTGAATAGTAGGTATTTCAAAATCAAACTCAACAATCACTGTTAAATCTTCAGCTTCTGTTTTCGGATCATTCATGATATAAAAATACACGAAAGGAAAAATTATGGAAGAATTAAATGTCGTCTATCGACTTCAAAAATATTTAAAAGAAGTCATTCAAGACCACCAGGATACCATTATGTCAGGTATTGACACTATGGACAAATACAAGTATCTTGTGGGCAAAGTTCAAGCTTTTGAACAAGTACAACAGGAACTCTCTAACCTGCTAGAAACAAAGGAGCACAATAATGAGTAAATACGCACTACAAGAGAAATACGAAAAAGAAAGATACGAAAAAAAAGAAGAAGAATCTAAACAAGTAAGGGCTGAAACAATTACCGACAGCCAAATATCTAAATTACCAACCCCTTCTGGTTGGAGATTATTAGTTTTACCTTTTGCACCAAAAGACAAAACTAAAGGTGGTATTATTATTGCACAAGAATCTTTAGACAAATTACGCATCGCAACAAACTGTGGTTACGTTATTAAAATGGGACCCCTTTGTTATAAAGATGAAGAAAAGTTTGCATCAGGTCCCTGGTGTAAAGAAGGCGATTGGGTTATTTTCGCTCGATACGCAGGCTCACGATTACCGATTGAAGGTGGTGAGGTGCGCTTACTAAATGATGATGAAGTCCTTGGAACAATTAATAACCCCGAGGATATACTTCACCATATATAAACATAGGAGAAAACTATGCCTGAAGAACTGAAAAGAGAAGAGCCAATGATTGATGTTGGTGAAACCGAAGGTGCGGAAATCGATTTAGATTCACCGAAGGTTGTTGAAGAGAAAGAAGAATTAGACGTTGTTCAAGAAGAACAAACGGCTTCAGGGGAAGAACAAAAGGAAGAAACAAAAGAAGAGAAAAAAGAAGATGAACTTGGTGAGTATAGCGAAAGTGTTAAAAAACGTATTGCTAAACTAACCAGAAAAATGCGTGAAGCAGAGCGTCAAAAAGAAGAAGCGATTGCTTATGCACAAACTGTTGCTCAAAAACAGAAACATTTAGAAACTAGATATAAAGATTTAGATACTAATTATGTTTCAGAATTTGAGAATAGAGTTCAATCTAATCTAGAAGCAGTAAAAATTAAGTTAAAAAATGCTATCGATAATCAGGATGTAGATGGTCAAATAGCCGCTCAATCTGACATAGCACGATTAACAATGGATGCTGCTAGACTTAATCAAGTGAAAGCACAACAAACTAAGGAACAACCTGCCGAAGTGCCACAGCCACAGCAGCAAGAAGCATACGCTAATGCTCAAAGTATTAGACAGGCGGCACAACAAATGGATCCTCGAGCAGAATCTTGGGCTGAAAAAAACCCTTGGTTTGGTAAAAATGAAGCTATGACTTATACAGCTTTTAGCATTCATAAACAGCTTACTGAGGAAGAAGGCTATGATCCTAGTAGTGATGAGTATTATGAGGAAGTAGACAAGAGAATAAGACTTGAATTTCCCAATAAATTTGCTACAACAGAAAATACTACACAGGAGAAACCTTCTCAGACTGTAGCATCAGCCAAACGTCCAGCTACAACAGGACGCCGCAAAACTGTGAAGCTCACACCCTCACAGGTAGCAATAGCTAAGCGATTAGGTGTGCCACTTGAAGAATATGCGAAACAATTAATCGCGAAGGAGGCGTAAAAGCATATGGAAGATAAAAAAATAGATAAGACTTCTCGCGCGAGTGAAACTAGGGCTAAAGATACTAGACCTAAAGTTTGGACTCCCCCATCATCACTAGACGCACCCCCTGCGCCAGACGGATACCGTCAGCGTTGGATAAGAGTCGAGAGTATGGGTTTTGACGATACAAAGAACGCATCGGGTAAATTAAGATCCGGTTGGGAATTTGTAAGAGCAGACCAATACCCTGAAGAAAATTATCCAGTCCTTAAAGAGGGCAAGTACGCAGGAGTGATAGGAGTTGGTGGCCTTGTGCTGGCAAGGATACCGGAAGAGCTCGCACAGCAACGAGAAGCGTACTACAACCGTAGAACGAAAGACCGTGAAGACGCTGTAAATAACGATCTCTTGAAGGAACAGCACCCAAGCATGCCTATTAATCAAGATAGGCAGAGTCGTGTAACTTTTGGTGGCTCAAAGAAAAACTAATCTTTTAGTTATTTCTTCAGCTACCAGCTATATACTTAGGAGGTATAAAATATGGCAAACTCAACTAAAGCTTTCGGTTTAAAACCGTTAGGCAAAGTTAGTGGGGCATATGCAGCTGGCGGTCAATCTGAATTCGAAATAGCAAGTGCTATGGCAACTTCTATTAATCAGGGTGACTTAGTAGCTCTATCAGGCGGATATGTTGTACCAGTACAATCATCTGCAACAACTGATATTCTCGGCGTATTCAATGGATGCGAAGTAGAAGTAGATCCCACATCTGGAAAACCAACATGGAGCCCAAAGTTTACTGGCGGTACAACTGTTACCCAAGGTAAAATTAAGGCATATGTTATTACTGATCCAAATCAATTGTATAAGGTAAAATCAACCGGTACTGCTACAGGTATTACATCTGTTGGTACTGCTTTTGATATTACATGGGCCGCTGGAGATTCAACAAATGGTATCTCCGGTACATACCTAAATCTTGCCTTATCAACAACAGGTCAGGTATTAATCGTAGGACTCGACAGCGATCCCGATAATGAAGTAGCCGCTACAAACGAAAACTTCATCGTTAAGATCGACAAGAGTCTAATGGTATAGGAGGTTTAAATTATGGCTATATCAAGATCACAACTAGCTAAAGAGCTAGAGCCAGGTTTAAATGCACTATTTGGCCTGGAGTACAAAAGGTACGAAAACCAACATGCCGAAATTTTTGATACAGAAACTTCTGATCGTGCATTCGAAGAAGAAGTAATGTTATCAGGTTTTGGTAATGCAGCAGTAAAAGCAGAAGGTGCTGGTATTGAATATGATCAAGCACAAGAAACTTATACAGCTCGTTATACACATGATACTATCGCTTTAGCGTTCTCAATTACTGAGGAAGCTATTGAAGATAACTTGTATGACAGATTAGCTTCTAGATACACCAAAGCTTTGGCACGTTCTATGGCTAATACAAAGCAAGTAAAAGCTGCTAATGTACTTAACAATGCGTTCAACACTAACTTTTTAGGTGGTGATGGTAAGGAGCTTTGTGCAACTGACCACCCAACTATTAGTGGTACTGTAAGCAATGAATTATCAAATGCTGCGGACCTTAACGAAACATCTTTAGAGCAAGCTTTAATTGATATTGCTGCTTTCACAGATGAAAGAGGTCTAAAGATAGCTGCTCAAGGTGTGAAATTAATCATTCCTTCAGCACTACAATTCACTGCTGACAGATTAATGAACTCAGCAAATCGAGTAGGTACAGCTGACAACGATGTAAACGCAATCAGAAACATGGGTATGATCCCACAAGGTTATGTAGTAAACAACTACTTAACAGATGATGATGCGTTCTTCATTAAGACAGACGTACCAAACGGTATGAAGCACTTTGAAAGATCACCTATCAAAACTGCAATGGAAGGTGACTTCGATACAGGTAACATGAGATATAAAGCTAGAGAGAGATATTCTTTCGGTTTCTCTGATTTCAGAGGTATCTTTGGTTCACCTGGTGTCTAATACCTACTAAAAAAATACTTTTAAAAGGGGTCTTCGGGCCCCTTTTTTTTATGGGATATTCTCTTGACTTTATGGGAAAAAAGAATATAAAATTAAGACGGTTTAAAGATATATCGGAGGAGGTATACAATGGCCGTTTTATCAAAGTCTCTAATTGCTGAGAAAATCAAACTAGAATCTCAGTGGAACTCTCAATACTTATCAGCAGGCGAAGAAACTCTTGAAATGAAATCTATTGAAGCAAGAATTAAAAGAGTTATTGCTAAACTGAGATGGAGACAATTGAATAATTATGACAGTCCTCTATTCATCCCTAGATAAATAGATTACTTGCACTAAAACAAAAACTTCTATAGTATTTTAATCACTATACAAAAATAGTTGATATAGACGCGTATAGTCGATGGCCTAGAAACTATGTCAACATTTTAACCTAGGAGGTATAATCATGGCAAAAACTACATTTCAAGGTGTGGTTCGTTCACATGGGGGACAAGATAAAAAAGCAACTTTCCCTGGAACAGTTGTGTTAGCTGCTGAGTGTATTATTGATAATACTACTTCAACAATGTCAGCATTAACAGACAAAGACGGAACAAACAATATCGTATTACCATCAGGTGCTAGAATTACTGACGTTCATCACGTAAGTACAGGCGCTGCTGATAAGACTTTCAACATTGGTACTTCAACAACAGGAGCAAATAGTACATCTATTGTTTCTGCAATGAGTGCTAATGGATTTAATTCCGCTATTGTTGATGATGTTGATGGAGCTGCTTTCTCAACACCACTAACCGCAAACTCAACTGTTTATGGAGCTGGTATTGGAACTTCTGTAACTTCTGCTGAGTCTACAGTTGTTATTTATTACACAGTAAGCGACAACGGAAAACCATCTGAATAATAGGAGGTAAATCATGTCCTATAAATCAGACGTTAAACCAGTAGTACTAACAGCAAATGGTGTTGGTTTCGCAGGCAGAACTCGTCTTCGTGGTTTTATGGTTCAGTCTACCGGTTCTTCCGGAAGTGCTATTATAAATACTTTAGATGCAACAGGAACAACAACTGCTGCTTCTACAGCAACTGGTGTTTATATTAAAGTACAAGTTGGAGCAGGTCAGACAGAAACATTAAATCTTCCTGAAGACGGTGTTTTATATGCAGGTGGAATCGGTTCAACAGCTATCACAGGTAGTGTAGAAGTTACACTATTTATAGATAAGTAATGGCAACATCAGGAACAACATCTTTCGATTTAGAAATCGATGAAATAATTGAAGAGGCCTTCGAGCGAAATCAAGTATCCGGCACACGTTCCGGTTATGATTTAAGAAGTGCTCGTAGGTCTCTCAATTTATTATTTGCGGAATGGGGTAACCGAGGAGTTCATCTTTGGAAAGTTGGTTTACAAACCGACACTCTTGTTCAAGGACAAGCAAATTATACAACCCCTTCTGATTGTAGTGATGTTTTAGAAGCATATTATCGAAATAATTCTACACCCGCAGCTCCGATTGATCAGTCTTTAACTAAAATAGATCGTTCCGCATATGCGGCAATACCTAACAAATTATCACAAGGTGTTCCTTCTCAATATTATGTAGATAGACAAACAACACCTATTATCAATTTATATCAAACACCAGACTCTGCACATTCTGGTTCTAGTTATCAATTGCAATATTATTATATTAAAAGAATTCAAGATGCAGGAGCGTATCCTAATACTTCTGATATTTATTATACGTTTTTACCCTGTATGGTTTCAGGTTTAGCTTATTATTTAAGTCTAAAACTAAATCAACAATTAACACAACAATTAAAAATGATTTATGATGATGAATTAACTAGAGCATTAAATGAAAACGGTCAACGAACCTCGCTCTATATTTCACCAAAAACATATTACCCAGGAACCTAAATGAGTACATTTGCAAAAGGAAAATTCGCGCAAGCCATCTCTGATCGAAGTGGACAAGCCTTTCCTTATAAAGAAATGGTTAAAGAATGGAATGGCTCATGGGTTCATATATCTGAATACGAAAAGAAACACCCTCAGTTAGAGAGAAAAGCACATCGTGCTGATCCTCAAGCATTACAAAATGCACGGCCCGCGAGAACCGAACCGGCTGTCGATAGAATTTTAACATTGAATCCTTTGACCGTGACAACAGGCTCTTCTACTATTTCTGTTTTTGAAGAAGCTCATGGTCGTAGTTCCGGCGATACAGTTAAATTTATTAATAGCGCGGGAGATTTAGGAATTTTAAGTTCTAATATTAATTATGCTTCTGGTTATTCTATAACAAAAACAGATGATAATAATTATACTTTTAACGTCAATAGCGATACAGCTAATGCTAATGGTAGAATAGGAGGAGGTAGCATGTCCGTCGGACCTGTTACATTAACACCATGAATTATGGACAATTAAAAACAGCAATCAGAAACTATACTGAAGTAGATAGTAGTGTTTTATCAGATAGTATTTTGGATACTATTGTACAGCAAATTGAAAATAAGATTTTTAGAGAAATCAATATTGATGATTATAGACAATATGCAACATCTAATATGACAACAGGTAATCGATATATTTCTGTTCCTACCGGTTTAAGAGTTATTCGATATATTCAGATAACAGATAGTAGTGGTAATCAAACTTTTTTAGAACAAAAAGATACTAGTTACATGGCTGAATATGATCCAACACCAGGTTCTACATACGGCACACCTAAGTTTTATGCCAATTGGGACGAAGACACATGGGTTGTGGCTCCGACACCGGACGACAACTATGCGATTACGATTGCTTATTACAAGCAACCAGATACAATAACCTCCTCTGATTCAGCAACAAACTACATTTCTAACAATGCTAGTGATTTACTTTTGTATGGATCTTTGGTAGAAACATATGGATACTTAAAAGGTCCAGCGGACCTGATTCAATACTACGAGCAAAAGTATCAAGCAGCTCGCGAATCCTTTGGGGTTGAACAAACAGGAAGACGCAGAAGAGACGAATACGTAGACGGCGTCATAAGATTTCCTTTGAAATCGGAGAGGCCACAATAATAACTTTAGGGAGGTATAATAATGGCGAACATCGTACCAGATAGTTTTAAAAAGGAATTGTTACTCGGTACTCATAACTTTAACACAACAGGTGGAGACACTTTTCAGTTAGCGTTATATACTACAGTAGCAGGATTTTCTGCCACAGGAACAACTAATTATATCGTCACCAACGAAGCTTCAGGAACAGGTTATACTGCTGGAGGAGCTGCTTTAACAAACACTTCTATTACTGTCGACACTAATGTCGCTTTAGTTGATTTTAGTGATTTGACATTTAGCTCTGCAACAATAACTGCTTCTGCTGCACTAATTTATAACACAACACAATCTCAAAAGGCTGTTGTTGTATTAGATTTTGGTGGAGACAAAACTTCAACTAATGGTGATTTTACAATTCAGTTCCCAACAGCAGACGCATCAAACGCTATCATAAGAATATCATAGTTTCGTTTAGCCATTAAAATCAGTCATGGCTGTTTCGAATTGGGGTGAGTTAAATTGGGGTGATGCCACCTGGGGTGGTATCGGTGTTGATGTAACTGTTTCAGTTACAGGAAACAACCTAGTTCTCAGTAATGGATTAGCTGTAGTACGTGCTGATGCACCTGTACCGGTTACAGGAAATCAGTTATCCGTAGCTACATCTGATGTCACAATTACTACCGATCAAGTGATTGCTGTTACAGGCAATCAAGCATCGATAGGTATTGGTGGCATAACTATTATTGCTGATGGTAATGTGACAGATCAAGTCACAGGAAGTGAAGTCAGTGTAGGAACAGGAACTCTTGATTTTAGCACAGAACAAAATATAGCTGTCAGTGGAAATGAACTCACTGCTTCTGTTGGTAATGTTCAAGTCTTTACAGGACTTTTAGTCAATGTAACAGGCAATGAAGTAACCACGAGCACCGGTTCATTGACCTTTAACGCTGAGGCTAATGTTGCACCCACAGGAAGCACTGCTCAAGTTCAAACAGGAACTGTTTCTATAGCCGAAGGTCATGGAGTCCAAGTTACTGGATCAAGTGCCGTTGTTGGAACAGGCGAACTTAGCTTTAGCACCGATCAGGTCATCGCTGTTACAGGTAATGCCTTAACTAGTATTGTAGGGGGAGTCACCATAGAATCAGCCTATGCAGTGACCGGAAATCAATTAACAGTAGGGACAGGAAGTGTCACAGTCATCGCAAAAAGTGTTATTACACCTACAGGTAATAACTTGACTTTGAGCACTAAGAGTCCTATTATTACGAACTGGAATCCAATTGTAACCAATGATAATCAGGTATGGAGACCACTAGTAGCATAAGGGGAAAATAAATGCCGAGTACTTTTTCTAATTTAGGTTTAACACTCCAAGCGACCGGAGAAAACGCTAATACGTGGGGTGATATAACTAATGTCAATTTACAAAGAGCAGATAATGCCATTACTGGTATTTCTAATATTACAATTACAGGTGCTACAACACTAGCTTTCTCAACAAACTCAGGTTCAACAACATATACCGAAGAAGCCGGTCGAAGTAAGATTTTAGTTTTCAGTGGTACTCCTGGAACACTAACAACAGTTACTTTACCGAATGTTGAAAAAGAATATTTAATTAATAACGGAACAGATTCTACATTAAGATTTACAGCAGGTGCTGGAGCAGCAACTGTTGACATTGCAACCGGAAAAAAATCCTACGTCTATGTTGATGGTAGTGATGAAGTGACAACAGCGGTCAGCGATACACCACCTGGTGGTTCTAATACACAAATTCAATTTAATGATTCCGATGCTTTTGGTGGCTCGGCAAACTTTACATGGGACGGAACAAACGTACAAATCGGAGCGCAAGGTGATTTACGATTAGCTGATTCTGATAGTTCTAACTACGTAGCACTACAATCACCTGCAACAGTTTCTGCTAATGTTACTTTAACATTACCTAACACTGTCGGTGCTGCGGATACTTTCTTAAAAACAGATGGTTCCGGTAATTTATCTTTTGCAGAAGTTTCTGGTGGTACTGATTGGCAAGCCGTCAAGACTACAACATTTACAGCGGTAGCTGGTGAAGGTTATTTTGTTAACACAACATCAGGTGCATTTACAATGACTCTACCTGCTACACCTAGTTTAGGTGATGAAGTTGCGGTTGTTGATTTTGCAGGGACTTTTGACACAAACAATTTAACTATTGGGAGGAATAGCGAAAATATACAAGGCACTGCTGCTGATCTTACTGTATCCACAGAAAGAGCAGGATTAACATTAGTTTACAGTGGCTCAACTTACGGGTGGCTACTAAAGAATAAGTAATCACAATGAGTGAATACAAGAATATTAAATATGATACAGCAATAAGCTGGCAAACTTCTCCTCAAACAACAAACTTTACAGCTGTATCCGGTCAAGGATACTTTATTGATACTACTTCCGCAGACATAACAGTTACTTTACCTGCAAGTCCTCAGGTAGGAGATTTTGTTGGTATTATTGATTATGCAAGAACTTTTGGAACGAATAAATGTGTTATTTCTAGAAATGGTTCTAATATTGAAGGTAATGCAAACGATTTAAAACTAGCCACTAATGGTGCTTCTGCAACTCTAGTTTATGGAGATGCAACCAAAGGTTGGGCTTTCGTTCAACAAAGTGATGTAGGAGATTTAGAGGCTCCTGCTTTTGTTGCTGCCACTGGTGGAACTGAAACTACTTGTGGTGATTACAAAATTCATACCTTTAACTCATCAGGAACTTTCACTGTAACTTCTGCAGGCAATGCGTTAGGTTCTAATGTTGTTGACTATATGGTCATCGGAGGAGGAGGTAGTGGTGGAGTAGATAATTTAATAAATTTTGGAGGTAGAGCTGGAGGAGGCGGTGGTGCCGGAGGTTTTCGTGAATCCGTTCCTAGTCCAGCGGCTTGGACAGCTTCACCTTTAGCTAACCCTGGTGGCTCTCTTCCTGTTTCTGTTCAAGGATATCCTATAACTGTTGGAGGTGGTGGTGGTAGTAGATCAGTTGGTGAACCTCCCACTAGTGCTTCTGGTAATCCTGGCAATTCATCAATTTTTTCATCAATAACTTCTGCTGGAGGCGGAGCTGGTGGAGGACACCCCACTAATGCTCCTTATTGTACCGGTCAAGCTGGAACAGGTGGTTCAGGAGGAGGAGCAACAAGTGATAGATGTGGTGCTTCTGGAAATACTCCTCCCACCAGTCCTCCTCAAGGTAACCCTGGAGGAAATGGTTCTTTTGAACCTAGTGGACCCCATGCTGGCGGTGGCGGTGGTGGAGCTGGTGCAGCAGGTGCTGCTGGGACTGGCTCTGGAAATGGTCCTGGAGGAAATGGCGTTGCTACAAATATTAGTGGTTCTTCAGTCACTAGAGCTGGAGGAGGCGGAGCCGTAGCTAATAATTGGAATCCAGCCTCTCCTGGTGGTTCTGGCGGTGGTGGAGCTGGTGGTGTTTGCGGTGTAGCTGGAACAGTAAATACAGGTTCTGGCGGTGGCGGAGGTGGATGCGGTGTTTGTCAAACGGGAGCTTCAGGTGCCGGTGGTTCGGGTGTCGTCATTATAAGGTACAAATTTCAATAGGTAAAAAATGAGTGATTATAAACAAATACAATATCCTTTAAGTGTCAAATGGGATGCTACTGTTAAAACAGGTGATTTTAATGCAGAAACAACTTATGGATATTTTGTAGATACTACAAGTGCAGTTGTGACTGCTACGCTTCCAGCTAATCCCGCTGTTGGCGATCAAGTAGCATTTAAAGATTATGCAGGGACATTTGGAACAAATAAATTATTAATCGCACGTAATGGTTCTAATATCCAAGGTAATGCTAGTGACAGTCAATTAACCACGAACCGCGGTGCAGGAGTCTTGGTCTATGTTGATTCGACTCAAGGTTGGATTTATCAACAACAAAGTAATGCGTCGAATAATGCCAATCTAGACTTTGTCTCTGCAACTGGAGGCACCATAACCACTGATGGTGATTTTAAAATTCATACTTTTAATTCCTCAGGAACTTTCACTGTAACAAATGCTGGTACTGCCTGTGGCTCTAACACTGTCGATTATTTAGTAATCGCTGGTGGCGGTGGTGGAGGCAATTTTATAGCTGGAGGTGGAGGCGCTGGTGGATATCGTGAATCATTTCCTAATCCTGCTACTGGTGGTTTTCCTATTTCTGTACAAGGCTACCCTATTACCGTTGGTGGTGGAGGCGCTACTGGTGCACCCTGTGCTTTTAATAAAGGGGTATCTGGTTCTCCTTCAGTTTTTTCTACCATCACTTCTGCTGGAGGTGGAGGTGGAGGTGCCTTTGAATCAACACCCGGTTTCGGTGCAACTGGTGGATCCGGTGGTGGCGGAGGTGGTAAAACTATTGATTCTGGTGTCGGTGCTGGCGGAGCCGCTGGTAATACTCCTCCCGTCAGTCCTCCTCAAGGAAATCCCGGCGGCAACGGCCAGTTTGACACAGGAGGAGGCGATAATGATAATGGAGGTGGTGGAGGCGGTGCTTCTGTTGCAGGCAGTAATGCTAGTCCTACTGCTGCTGGTGATGGTGGTGATGGATCATCTAGTTCTATTACAGGTTCTAGTGTAGCTAGAGGTGGCGGTGGTGGTGGGGCAGCACGTGCCTCTTCGGCACCCGGTTCCGGTGGAACTGGTGGTGGTGGTAACGGTGGCAGTGATGTCCCCGGTAATACAGTTACAGCTGGAACAGCTAATACTGGCGGAGGAGGCGGTGGCGGTGGTTTCCCTGCAAACATCGGTCAAAGCGGTGGCTCTGGTGTCGTCATCATAAGGTACAAATTTAAATAGTAATATGATAGGTTTATAAAATGGCAAACTATAAAGATATAAAAAATGAATACGATATAATCTGGGATTCAAGTATTCAGTCAACAAATTTTACTGCGGAAAGTACTCAAGGATATTTTATTGATACTTCAAGTGCAGTAGTCACGATGACTTTACCTGCCTCTCCCGGTGCAGGTGATTTTGTTGCCGTGAAAGATTATGCAAGAAGTTTTGGCACAAACAAATTAGCGATTGATGGTAATGGAAGTAATATTCAAGGCAATGCTTCTTTAAGTGAATTAGATCAAACAGGCGACACAGCCGTTTTAGTTTATATCGATTCTACTAAAGGGTGGTTATACACTCAAGAAAATACAGTCACTCCTGTCTCTAATGCAGAATTTATAGCTGCCACGGGTGGCACTATCACAACTTCCGGTGATTTTAAAATTCATACATTCACTTCTTCAGGTACATTTACCGTTACATCTGCAGGAAATGCTTGTGGTTCTAATAGCGTATCTTATATGGTTGTAGCAGGTGGAGGAGCTGGTGGAGGTTCAATTGGTGGTGGAGGAGGAGCTGGTGGATTTAGAGAAGGTAAAGCAACCTATGATACTTATACCGCATCTCCTTTAGATGCTGGTTCTGGTTTACCTGTATCTGTTCAAGGCTATCCAGTCACAATAGGTGGTGGTGGTGCAGGAGAACCCGGAACAAACGGAAAACCCGCAGCCGCACCTAGTGGCGTTAATTCAGTTTTTTCTACCATCACTTCTGCAGGTGGAGGTGGAGGAGGTAATTTAGATACTTCCGACCCCCTTACCGCATTCAATGGCAGAGATGGAGGTAGTGGAGGCGGCTCGACAATAGCAGTCACTCCAGTGAGTAATGGTGGAGGAACAGGAGGATCTGGAAACACCCCTTCTGTTAGCCCTCCTCAAGGTTTTGACGGAGCTTCTCGAAGCAGTTATGGTCCCTATAATGGAACTGGTGGAGGTGGTGCGACAGCTACAGGTTCTGGTGGAAGCCCTACTACTCCTAGCCCTTCTTTAAAAATAAGAGGTGGTAATGGCGCCACTACTTCTATTACTGGTACTCCTACTACTTATGCGGGAGGAGGTGGAGGTGGCGCTCACGCTGCTTCTACAGCAACTGGTGGTAATGGTGGAACTGGCGGAGGTGGACCCGGTGGAAATGCTCCACAACCGGATGATGATGGCACTGCAGGCACTGCTAATACTGGCGGAGGCGGAGGTGGTGGTGGACATGATTCTGCTGGTCATTACGGAGCTTCTGGTGGCGGTGGCTCAGGTATAGTAATCATAAGGTACAAGTTTCAATAAATATTATGATTGAAAAATTATTTAAAAAAGATAAGTTATAAGCGAGGTAAAAATGGCACATTACGCAAAAATAGGTATTAATTCTAAAATATTAAGTGTTGAAGTAGTTGCAGATGCAGATACTTATAATGCTGATAATCAAGAAGACGAAACTGTTGGAATTCAGTTTTTAGAGAGAATTCACGGTTGGCCTTTATGGAAAAAATGTTCTTATAATACTCGTGGTGGTAAACACTACGATGCTGATGGTAATGAATCTACTGATCAATCTAAAGCTTTTAGAAAAAATTATCCAGGGATAGGATATACTTGGGATGAAGACCGTGATGCTTTTTATGCACCTAAGCCTTTTAATTCTTGGATTCTCAATGAAACAACATGTTTATGGGAAGCTCCTGTCGCAATGCCTGACGATGGTCAAGAGTATTTTTGGAATGAAGATATCACAAATTGGGAAGTGGTTATAACAGAATAAAATAAATGTTCTCCAAAGTCTCTCTCATAGAGCAAGCTATCTTAATAGATAAAGTTCCTTCTATACTTCCAATCGATTTTGATAAATTAAAGAATAACATCATCAAAAATTATGGTTTTCAAAATGTTCAAAATGAATCTGATTGGAGTTATCTCAATCAGTATTATAACTTAGATGATGATGTCAATATTACTTGGCTACATGATTATGTACGAGATCATTATCGATTAAAAACAAATAGAACTCCTGTCTTTTTACAAAGAGCAGGTTTATTACAAAACCATCAAGAAGAAATTAATTTTCATCATCATCTAGATGATTATAATTTAGAAGGTTCTCCTGATATATCTGCAATCGTTACGATTGATTGTGGAAAAGAACCTACCTTTGTAGAATTTGAATATGAAGGTGGTCGTAAAAGACATATGAAACATCGCACAGAATTTAAAAAGAAACAAATAATTATATTTAATTCTGAATTACGACATCGTTTTTCAAAAAACTTAAATAAGGAGGCATTAATAAATTTATCTTTTAAATTTCAGTTAATCTGATATAATTCACTCAAGAAGGAAATAAAGAAATGAATTTAGAAAATTATTATTATGTATTTGAAGGTGCCGTACCTTCTCGTCTATGTGATGATTTAGTAGCATATGGTGAACAACAAGCTACACAAGTTGCGTTGACAGGTGATTTTGATGGAAAAGTTCCTGAAAATCAAAAAGATATTTCCAAATTATATAAAACAAGAAACTCCTCTATTGTTTGGATGAATGAGCCTTGGATTTATAATTCTATCACCCCTCTAGTTAAAGAAGCCAATATTCAAGCAGGTTGGAATTTTGAATGGAACGCTTCTGAAAGTTGTCAATGGACTAAGTATGCAGAAACACAACATTATACTTGGCATCAAGATTCTTGGAATAAAGCTTATAACAGACCAGGTGCAGCGGATCATGGTTTAATTAGAAAATTATCAGTCACTGTTTCTCTTGCCGATGGAAATTCCTATGAAGGTGGAGATTTAGAATTTGATTTAAGAAATAATGGGGATAGTTCACCAAATGTTATAACATCCGAATCAGCAAGAAAAAAAGGTTCAGTGATTGTTTTTCCTTCTTTTGTTTGGCATCGAGTTGCTCCTGTTACAAAAGGAGTTCGTTATTCCTTAGTGATTTGGAATTTAGGGAGACCTTTTGTATGATTATAGAAGAATATTTTAAAACACCTATTTGGATAGAACATAAACCAGAATGGTTAAAAGATGTTACAAAAATAACAGATCCTCTAATTAAAGAAGCAAAGAAAAATAACAAAGAAAAAATAAAACAAAACGGTGGTTCTGATTTTAATATTGTGCACCATAGCGGAAGTTTTATGAAAGAACCAAAAATGAAACCTTATGTTGATTATATTGGACAAAAGTCCTATGAATTTTTAGATTGGATGGGATATGATTTATCTAATCATCTATTAATTTTTACTGAGTTTTGGGTACAAGAATTCCCTAAAGACGGTGGGGGTCATCACAATACACACATTCATTCTAACAATCATGTATCAGGATTTTATTATTTAAAATGTAGTGATACTTCCTCTAAACCCGTTTTTCACGATCCTCGAATTGGACACGTGGTTTCAAAGCTTCCTGAGAAAGATAGAAGTCAAATTACTTATGCCAGTGAAGCAGTAAATTGGACCGTCACACCAGGCACTTTAATATTCAGTCCAGCTTATATGGCGCATGAGTATGTTGTGCAAAAAGGAGACCCTTTTCGTTTTATTCATTTTAATATTCAAGCAATACCTAATCTAAACAAGGAGAACAACAATGCCTAAAAAGAAAGAAAAAACTACAGAAAACTTTTTTCAAGACAATAACTATACTGTGATTAAAGAAGCTATTTCACCAGAGCTAGCATCTTTTGTTTATGCCTACTTTCAAAATAAAAGAGCAGTAGCTCAAGTATTACAAGAGAGTAAGTTTTTATCACCTTTTGATGATACATGGGGAACTTGGAAAGATTCTCAAATTCCTAATACTTATTCTCATTATGCTGACTTAGCCATGGAAACATTAATGGTTCGTGTCATGCCTATTATGAAAAAAGTTACAGGTTTAAATTTAATACCTTGTTATACTTATGCTCGTATTTACAAATATGGAGATGAACTTCATCGACATAAAGATAGACCTTCTTGTGAAATATCCACGACCTTAAACCTAGGTGGTGATAAATGGCCTATTAAATTAGAGCCCTCAGGAGAAGAAGGTATGGAAGGTGTTACTGTCGATTTGAATCCTGGTGATATGTTAGTATACAAAGGGACATTATTAGAGCATTGGAGAGAACCTTTTCAAGGATATGATTGTGGTCAGGTTTTTATGCACTATAATGATCAAGATGGTCCTTTTGGCACAACTAACCTTAATGATACTAGACCGATGTTGGGTCTACCGGCTTGGTATAAAAAGAATTAAATCTTCCAGACGTGCTTAAAAAATGATAGCATACGAGGGATTTTTGTGTATATAATCTCTCAACATGGCATTAACTAAGGTACAATACGTCCCCGGAATAGACAAGCAGGACACGGAATATGGCGCCGAAGGGCGTTGGATTGACTGTGATAATGTACGTTTTCGCTATGGTTTACCGGAAAAAATAGGCGGATGGCAGAAGGTTCAAGAAACTGCCGATATGGTAGGAGCCGCTAGAGATATCCACACTTGGACAGATTTAAACAACCAAAAGCTCGCTGCTATTGGTACTGATCGAAAGTTATATTTATACTGGGATAATGCCTTTAATGACATTACTCCCTTTGCTACAACCATTCCGGCTGAGTTTGCATTTACATCCGGTACGACAATTGTCGATGTTACATCCACGAGCCACAATGCATTATTAGGGGACTTCGTTGTCTTCTCTACTGTTAGTGGTGTTAATGTAGTTAATGTTACCGATGCCGATATGCAGAATGAATTTGAGATTGTTAAGCTTAATAATAGTAATAGCTTTCAGGTCGACGTTGCGGACTTAGGTATTACACCGGGTACAGTCACTGCATCGGGGACCGCGGCTGGCGCTTCTTTTGAAATCAACATTGGTTCTGATGTCACCACTGAAGGTTTTGGTTGGGGTGCTTTGACTTATGGTAATTCTACATGGAATACTCCTAGAACAGGAACTGTGCAAACTACCCAAGCTCGTATATGGCAAATGGATAATTTTGGTGAAGATTTAATTGCTACGATTGTTGATGGCAAAACTTATAAATTAGATACTTCTGCTTTTATTGCGGACCGTGCTAATGTCCGAGCAGAAGAATTAACAAATGCACCCGATCGTGCAGGATTTATGCTTGTCTCCCCTCGAGATCGACATCTTGCATTTTTTGCTACAGAAACTACCCCTGGCACATCTACTACTTATGATGCCATGTCTGTTTTATTTGGTAGTCAAGAATCAACAACAGATTTTACACCCACAGCCGTTAATACCGCAGGCTTTCAACGATTGTCTTCAGGTAATGCTATTGTATCCGCTGTTAGAACTCGTGGTGATATTTTAATTCTAACAGATAGTTCTGCACACTCGATGCAGTTTGTGGGTCCACCTTTTACTTTTAGTTTTAATCAAATAGGTACGAACTGTGGTGGTATTAGTACTCACTGTGCGCAAGAAGCAGAAAACGTCGTGTATTGGATGTCCGATGGTAGCTTCTTCTTGTTTGATGGTGTTGTTAAAGAGATTCCTTGTAGTGTTCAAGATTATGTCTTTGGAGATATTAATAAAACAGAACAAAGAAAAGTTTATGCTGGGGTGAATTTAGATTATAGTGAAGTCAATTGGTTTTATCCTAGTGCTAATTCTTCTAACATTAATCGAGTTGTGACTTATAATTATTTAGAAAAAGTTTGGACTATTGGAACTATGGCTCGAACAGCATGGGCCGCGGAAGATATTTTTGCGAAGCCTTATGCTACTTATTATGATCCTACTTCTACATCTCCGGCGCAACCTACTATTATTGGATTAACAGCTGGACGTTCACGTTTATATTCTCAAGATACGGGGACCGCGGCTGATGGTGAAGCCATGACCGCTTTCATTGAGTCCGGCGATAGTGATATTGCTGATGGTGAAGATATTATGTTTGTTCGAAGATACATACCTGATTTTAAAAATCAATCAGGTGATTTAACTATGACTTTTAAAACAAGAGATTATCCTGGCGGAGCACAAAGAACTTCTTCTACAGCAACTGTTACTTCTTCAACAACAAAGGTTGATACAAGAATTAGAGGCAGACAAGTAGCGGTGAGAATAGAAAGTAATAGTTCGTCAGCGGCCTGGAGATATGGTACACTAAGAATAGATGCACAACCGGATGGTAGAAGATAATGGCTAAAATTGAAAGACCTAGACTTGCCAACGCCACGCCGGAATATAGTCAACAACAAATTGATCAGATTATCAGAACACTTGAGCAGATTGTTCAAGGTTTAAATTCTACTTTTACTGTAGAAGCAGAAAATAAAGGCGAAGCCGAAGCCTGGTATATGGCGAGGTATTAATGGCTGTTTGTAATAATGTCAATGTACAACCCACCACGATTGGCGGTGGTGATGGTTCGAATGCTTATGATGCTTTTGGAAGACTGCGAGTTTCTAATCCTTTAACAATATTTGATTCCAAGAATATTATGTCAAAGAATAATCTCTTTGATGAAGACTTAACAGGCTCCGGAACTGTTAGTTATACATCCAATACTTCTACTGTTAATTTAAACGTGACCACAGCAAGTGGTGATAAAGTCATTCGACAATCCAAAAGAGTAATGTCTTACCAACCGGGTAAGTCTTTATTACATCTCAGTACTTTTGTTATGGCTACTCAGGAAGAAAACCTCGAACAACGAGTCGGAATGTTTGATGATAATAATGGAATCTTTTTTGAAGATACAGGAACAGGATATCAAATTGTAAGAAGAACCTATGCTACTGGATCTGCCGTAGATGATCCTATTGCTCAAGCATCGTGGAACGGGGACAAACTAGATGGAACTGGGCCTAGCGGTTATACTTTAGATCCCACTAAAGCAAGTATTCTCTTTATGGATTTTGAATGGTTAGGAATGGGTAGTGTTCGAGTCGGATTTGTTATTGACGGTAAATTTATTACCGCTCATACATTTTTAAACGCTAATAGTTTAACAACTGTATATATGCAAACATTAAATTTACCTGTTCGTTATGAAATAGAAACAACAGGCACGATTACAGGTGCAGCTACTTTAGAACAAGTTTGTTCTTCTGTAATGTCAGAGGGTGGTTATGCTCCAAAGGCAGTAGAACAAATGATAGGGACGGCTAGTTTAGGTGGTGTTAATTTAACAACTGCGGGAACATTTTATAATTTAGCAACTATCAGAATTAAATCAGGAAGACCTTATGCAGTTATTGTTCCTCAAGGAGCCTTAGCTGCTGCCATATCCAACTCTGATTTTGAATTACAATTACGATTAAATGCTACACCAAGTGTAGCCTTTTCCTATACAAGTTATTCTGATAATGTTGAATATGATTTAACAGGAACCACAACAATTACAGGCGGAACTATTATATCTAAAACTTATTTGTCCGGTAAAGGTGTTTCTTCCGCATCTGTTAATGGTGATGGCTTTAATTTTGATTATCAATTAGGACAGACGGTTGGTGGGACTTCTGATACACTAACTCTATGTGCTAAAGGAGCATCCAATGGAGATGATGTTTTAGGTAGTTTAAAATGGTATGATTTAACATGAGTAATATTTATAAAAATTCTTTTTATGCACCTACGTCGACAGCACAAACAACTGTTTATACTTGTAATGCTACAGCTAGAGCTGTAGTGCAGAATATTCAAATAACCAATAGTGGGGGTAATAAAATAGTGCAAGCTTCTATTTACGATAACTCCGCTTCTACTACATATTTAATATCCTATGCTAATATATCAGGACCTACTATTTGTAATATTGCTAAAGGACCTATTATTTTAGAAGAAAATGATTCTTTAATACTAGAAAGTTCTAGCACAACAAACGTAAATGGTGTAATATCCATATTAGAAATAAACAGAGGACTATCAAAATGACCCAACCAAAAGTAATAAACATAACTTGTGATGCTGAAATCAAAGTTACCAACACACAAACAGGTGTTGTTTATGCTGATGAAGATGCAGCTCAAGCTGACGTAGCAAATCCAAACACAGAAACACAAGAACATCACATTCGAAGAGATGTAAAGATTATCGTTCCACCCATTGATATGGGCAAAGTAGAATCTTGAGTCAAAACCACGAAAAAAGATTTACCGCTTACAAACAGCTAGGTTATTTTCCTAATAGCATTTTAGATATTGGTGCTTATGAAGGAGAATGGACTAAGATGATTAGAAAAATTTATCCTCAAGCAGTAAATACAATGGTTGAAGCCAACAAAGATAAAAAAGAAATTTTAGAAAAAGTAGGTAATACTTATATTGCTGTGCTTGGTCCAAGAGAAGGACAAGAAATAAATTATTTTAAATGTAAAAACGGTGTTCCTACCGGAAATGGAATTTACAAAGAGAATACAGAATATACATTTGAACCAGAAAAAAGAATTTGTACTACGTTAGATACTTTATTTGACGAGGATGATCGTTTTGATTTAATCAAAATGGATGTTCAAGGTGCTGAATTAGATATTCTTAAAGGTGGCATGAGAACAATTAAAAAAGCAGAATGCTTATTATTAGAAATGCAAATGAAAGAATATAATATTGGAGCTCCAATGGCTCAGGATGTTATCATTTATTTAGCAGATCATGGATTTGAATTTATTGACATCTTTGATTTAATGTATTCCAATAATCAATTAATACAAATAGACGGATTTTTTAGAAATAAAAATTATGAAGCCTAAAGGCGGCACCGAGCTTTTACTAGAAAGTTTAGCATCTCGATTAAACCACGAAGACATCAAAGGTATTAATATAATTACTTCTGTTTGCACTCCTGATCGCATTAAAGACAATGCAATTAATATTGTTTGGCAACACTTAAATTCTGACCAGCCTAATGTTCAACACATGCTGGATAGGCGGTTTGTTGATGCTATTGATTATTTTGTTTATGTTAGTCATTGGCAATTTAATCGTTTTAGAGAAAGACTTCAAATACCGGAATATAAATCTACAGTAATTAAAAATGCTATAGAAGATTATCCTGTTGCTGTTTATCCAAATATAGACAATAAAATAAAACTAATTTACACATCCACTCCCTGGCGCGGACTTTCTGTCTTAGTTCGCGCTATCCAAATATTAAATCAGTTGCGTAATGATTTTGAATGTGATATTTACTCTTCCACTAAAATCTATGGAAGTGCCTTTGAAAAGGCAGAAGGAGCTAAATTTGAACAACTATTCGAAGCATGTCGGCAAACAGATAATATTAATTACCACGGGTATGCATCGAATGAAGAAGTACGAGCAGCGGTTAGTCGTTCTCACATTTTGGCGTATCCTTCAATCTTTGAAGAAACATCTTGCCTATCAGCCATCGAAGCATTACATGCGGGGTGTAAAGTCGTAACCACGAACTACGGAGCGTTGCCCGAGACTTGTGGTGATTTTGCAACTTATGTTGATTTTGAACCTAATCACGAAATGCTATCACAAAAATTTGCTATTGCTTTAAGTCAAGCAATAGATAAAATAAAGAGAGAAGACCATGACTATGTGACACAAAGAAAGCATTATCTAAAGCATTGGACATGGGATACTAGAATTTTAGAATGGAAAACATTTTTAAATAACATAAAGGAGAATCATAATGTCCAAGAAAAAGAAAGTAAAACTAAACGATATTCAATCAAAACCAATTGATAAGCCTAAAATAAATTTATTTTTAGCTACCCCTGCTTTTGGTAATCAAGTGACAACCACTTATATGAATAGCGTTTTAAAAATGATTAATTATCCATATCCGGATTTTAAATTATCAACAATGTTTCATTTACAGTCAGGAATGGCCTTAGTTACACAAGCTAGAAATAACTGTGTTGATGCCTTCTTAAAATCTGATTGTGATAAAATGCTATTTGTTGATGCTGATATTGGTTTTGAACCAGAAGCATTAGGTAGGTTAATAAGAAAATGTCAGGATAATGTTGTTTTAACACCTTACCCTGTTAAAGGATACAATCAAGATGGTGGTCTTCAGTTCATTGTACATTTTAAAAACAAAGATACAGTAGAAATGGATGATGATGGATTTGTAGAAATCACAGCAGGACCCACAGGTTTTATGATGATTGATCGATCTGTTTTTACAAAAATGATAGAAGCTTATCCTGATAAGAAAACAAAAAATACTCAGCTAATTTCACATAAAGTACAAACTATGGAAGATGATTGGTATACTTTTTTTGAAACAGATATACACCCGGAACATGGTTATTTAGGGGAAGATATTGCCTTTTGTAATCTATGGACCAAAATAGGTGGTAAAATTTATGCTGACGCTCAAACACCTCTGGTTCACTATGGTGGACACGGATATAAAGGCAGTTTGGATATGATGTTCAAGCCTTTAGATGTTGACGAAACCCCAGAAAACAAGTAAATTTATCTGTGATAGATGCCGGTAAACTGTACGATATTACCGTAGCATATGGACTTTATAAGTTGTTTCCTCGCTATCATCCACACACGTTCGAGGACGTGCTCCAACATATAGCTCCATCTGTTAGTTTGAATCAATATAAGATTCATTATGAAAACGGTATACCTTACGCATTTACCAATTGGGCATTTTTAAATAAGGATGCGGAACACAGATTTATGAAAACAGCAGAACTCAATCCTGAGGACTACAATAGCGGAACAATTCCCTGGCACATAGATACTATCTGTACAGGCAACATAAAAACCGTTATGAAATGGACAAAAGAATACTTTACAAAGCTTTTAGGGTATAATAAACCTGTAAAGTGGCTTAGGGTATCTGACAATGGTACTATAACAAGAGTCGCTGTGAGATATACAAAGGAGCACTATGGGCGCAGTAGCTAAAACATTTGATAGGGTTATTCCTAATGAAATTAAACCAATCGTACCTGTTGCGGCAGCGATGTTTGGTGCACCTTTTTTAGCAGGTTCTTCTTTATTAGGTGGTATTGGAAGTGTAGCTCTAAGACAAGGATTAGCTTCTGGTTTAACAGCAGCAGGAACACAAGCTTTAATGGGACAAAAAATTGATCCTCGAACAGTAGGAGCATCTGCTTTATTTGGAGGATTAGGAACAGGTTTAAGAGGTTTAGAAGGAACAGGTAAATTAGCAACTGCTGGTAGAAGAGTAGGACAAATACTTGCTCCAACAACATATACTCCTGGTGAAGGTTTTGCTTTAACCGGAACTGGTGAAGGTTTATCCGCATTAACACAACCTTTAACAGTTGCTGCCACAACAGGTGGTACAATATCCGCAATGGATGCAGCGGAAGAAGCTAGAAAAGAATATGAAGCCACATTAGGTGAAGGACAAGAAGCAGATACAGAGGAGCGTCGTAATTATATTTCTCGATACATGGGTTTAGCTGGATTTAGTCAAGATGAAATCAATGATGCTTTATCGCGTTATGGTTATGCTAAAGGTGGACGTGTTGGTTTTGCTGAAGGTGGTAGTAGTCTTTTTGAAAAAGCATCTGATATGAATCGCCTTGCTTTAGAAATTAAATTAATTGATTTAGGTTATGGTGGTTTTGGAGGAAAGGATTTAGAAGATATGACAGACGAACAAATTATACAATTATATAAAGAGGCTACTAGTAAAGCTAAAGGTGGTTTAATGGGAACTCGTGTTGGTTATGAAATGGGTGGTATGTCAGATTTAGGAAAACTCTTTTCTAAAATAACAGGTAAAAAACCAACAGAAGAATCTTTAATGGATTTAAAATCTCGATACGCTAAAGAAATAGAGAATCAAATGATTGGTGAACTAGAGGATGATTATCCTGCTATGGAAACATTGATTCAAATTAGAAATGAAGCTAATAGACAAGCGGATATGGCTTTAAGTGATTATATGAAAAGTTTAGGAATGGAGCCTTTTAACCCACCAGAAGGTTCAATGAGTGATAAGCTTATTAATCAAATTATGGAACCACGAAAAGAAGGTCGTGTAGAAGAAGCTAATGGTGGTCGTATTAATTTTGCAGAAGGTGGTTCTTCTACTGAACAACAAAAAAGAGAAAACTATTTTGATTTAAAAAGAGATGAGTTTATGTCCTTATCGGAATACTTATTAAGTCCTATGTCAGATGCTGATCTAAGAAGTGGTAAAGCTGACGGTGGGCGTATTGGATATAAAATTGGTGGAAATGTTATAAAGCTATTTACCTTTGATAATGGTTTCGATAGAGGATTGTTTGAATCAATGTATGATGAATATTTAGAAGACAATGAAGGAAAAGGTTTATATAACTATGCTATAGATTGGTTAGGCTCCATTGGATCCTTTGGTGATAATTATAAAAATGGTGGACGTGCTGGTTATGCTCAAGGTGGATTAGAAGAAAGAGGAAAAATATACTCTGGTTATTTAGACAAATTAGAAAAAAAAATAAAAGATCCTAATCTAAGTTCAGATGAAGCTAAAACTATAATGGACCAATTGAAAGAAATACGAAAAATGATTAGTGTTGGAAAAAAAGACGGTGGTATTATGAATTTAAAAATGGGTGGTATGCCTATGGAAATGGATCTACGTGGTGGTGGCTTTGTACCAATTGGTGCAAAAGAAAAAGCCGATGATGTCCCTGCAAGATTATCAAAAAATGAATTTGTCTTTACTGCTGATGCAGTCAGAGCTGCGGGCGGCGGAAGTGTTAATAAAGGTGCACAAAAAATGTATGATTTAATGAATAGCTTGGAGGCTAAAGTTTAATGGCTGAACAAACAACAATTACAAGACCTGCTCCTTTTATAGAAGCAGCGGGTACTACTTTTACAGAAAAATTATTACCAATGCTTGGGGAGCCTGTAGATGTTTCTCAGTTTGCTCCTGAAGTAGCAGCTGAAACAGCTTTACAACAACAAGCATATCAACAAGCCGCGGGCCTTGGTTCGTTATTAGGACCACAAGCTTATCAACAGTTCATGTCTCCTTATCAGCAAGAAGTAATTGAAGCAACACAAGCTGATTTAGAAAGACAAAGAGAAGCGGGCCGTGCACAATTGAGCGCTCAAGCTGTGGGTGCCGGAGCTTTTGGTGGTGCAAGAGAAGGAATTGCTCGTGGTGCCTATGAAGCGGAAAGAGATATCGGTATTGCACAAACACTCGCTAATTTAAGACAACAAGGATTTCAACAAGCACAACAACAAGCCTTAGCACAATTACAAGCAGCTCAGGGTTTAGGTGGCTATCAACAACAATTAGGTTTACAACAACAAGCACAACAACAAGCAATTCTTGACGCTGCTGCACAAGCTGCTAGAGAAGCTGCTTATGAACCACAACAACGTTTAGGTTTTGTGGGACAACAATTAACAGGTATTATGGGTGGATATCCAGCACAAGCCGGATTCCAAACAACAACAGCCCCACCTCCTAGTCCTTTACAAACAGCTCTTGGTTTAGCAACAGCCGGTGCTGGTATTGTTGGAGCTTTAGGTGGACCATCAGGGATATTCGGATAATGAGTAGTATTTTAAGAAGACCAATGTTTAGAATGGGCGGTAGTGCTAATTCTAAAGGTACAGGAATCACATCAGGACTAGAGCGAAAAGGGTATGCCGAAGCGGGGTCCGTGGATACAGGTGAACTATCAAGACAGTTTGAAGAGTTACAAAAGATTAAAGAGCAATACGGTATTAAACCACCGGAAGCTCCAGAAGTTAAATTAGGTTTATCTGATTATTTAGATATCATTGGAACAGGTTTAAGAATTGCTGGAACACCTGGAATGTCTACCATAGAAGCAATTGGTGCAGAAGCTCCTGGAGCTCTAACAAGAATTGGTGAAAGATTACAAACAAAAGAACAAAAAAGAAAAGAAGTAGACACACAAACGGCTGCAATGAAAGCTGGAGACATTGAATCTATTTATGAACAATTAGGTAAAGAAGCCATCAAAAGAGCAGAAGTAACAGAAAAAGGTTTTGCTTTAGAAAAGAAAATTGAGATTATTGGAAATTTAACTAATGATATTAACAATCTAAAAGTTCAGTTAAATGATCCCTCTGTAAATAAAGAAGAAATCCAAAGACAAATAGATTTAAAAGAATCTCAATTAGCTACCTTAACAGAAAGAGATCCAATCATTGAAGCATTCTTGCGTTCTTCGGAAGGTGAATATTTATTTGGTGATGTAGCAGAAGTTGTACAAGATACAATTAACCCTGCAACAGGAGAAAATTGGCAACCTACTGATCCTGGTTATTACGCAGAGGTGATGAGATTAGTAAAAGAAACATTAGGTGGTTCTTTCAAAAAAGGTGGTCGTGTAGGAATGCAAGTAGGGGGAATGACTCCGGCTCCGACAACACCACAACCAGCTTCAATGCCTCAACAAACAGAAACAGCGGATGTACAATCTTTAAGTTATGATGACCTAAGAGCAAGATTACCAAAAGAAATTACTAATGATATTGTGCAATTAATTTCTGCCAGTGAACAAGCTTTATCTGAATTTGCAAACATTAGAACTCAAGCTGATGTTGATAATTTTAACAAAAAGTATAACGTAAATTTAGTTCTACCACAGGAGGCTTAATATGCCTTTGATCAAAAGACTTGGTGACAAGTTTCAAATCACCGAAGAGGGTGTTAAAGAAGAAATAAAAGATAATCTTAATCCTGAACCAGAAGCTAAATCTTTTGGTTGGAAAGATTTTTTAGATAACGTAGTAGAAAACGTACCTAGTCCTATTAATCCTTTTGATACTCCTCTAGGTAAAGTCAGACAAAAATTACAAGAAGATTTAATAGAAGAAGGAAAACTAAATGAACAAGACGCTGACACTTGGATTGATGAGGTTAGAAAAGGTGTTAATGCAGGTCAAGCAAGAATTGCTTATAGTGTAGCTGATTTATTATTCGGTGGATTAGACCTTGCGCTTGACACAAACACCTTAAAAAAAGTAGATGAAATATATAATAATTTAAAACCAGAACAACCAGAAGAAACCATTGGTGAGATAACTTCTCTCTTAGTAGAATATGGTTTACCGGGAAGTGCTGTTTTAAAAGTTGGCGGTCGACTCAGAAAAATTATTCCTGGTGCACAGAAACTTACCAACTATTTATCCAAAAACAAATTTACCAATATCGCCCAAAGAGCCGTGGGTTTTGGCGCTTTGGGCGCTGCCACTGACTTTATTGCCAGTGGTCCTGATGCCCCAGTTCCTTTTCAAGAAGAAAAACTAATTGATACTACAAACTTAGAAGGGGAAGAACTTGCAAAAGCAAGATTAAAAAACAGATTAATATATGGACAAGAAGGTGCACTGTTAGGTAGTGGATTATCTTTATTAGGTAAACCAGCAGCGCTAGGATTTAAATATGGTATCTTTAAACCAACAGCCAAAGTAGCAGGCATAGGTTTAAAAACTGTTGATAAATTAGTTGTTAGTCCGGCTGCTTATTTATTATCGAAAGATCCAATTATTATTCCTACTATTTCTAAAGGTATTGTCGCTGGTGGTGAAGCATTTTTACAAAAAGTCTTAGCACCTTTAGCTGTTCGAAAATTACCCTTTACAAAATTACCTGATTACAATAAATGGAGAATGTTCTCTGTTCAGAGTTCTGATCCTTTAAAAGCAAGACTAAAAAAACTAGATGACTTCTTATCGATGTTTCGTTCTGTGGGTAAAGAAACAGGTGAACAGTTTAATTTAACTTCAGGTGCGAAAAGATATATTAAAGGTCAGTCTCGTAAAATTGAAAAGTATTTAGAATCCATTGAAAAGAAAGCTTACAATTTAGCAAAGTCTTTTAATGGTCAATATGATTCAGCCACAACATCTCCGGCACAACAAACACAATACCTAGATTATGTTTTAGAATATCTTAAAGGACAAAGACAATTAAATAGTTTACCAGAAGAACTTCGGGGTACAGCAAAAAATTTAAATGATGAGGTTATTAAGATTAAAGAAGTTTTTGCGGATGCTTTACCAGAAGGTGATTTAAAAACATTTATCTTAGACAATGTTCAAGGTTATATGAGAAAATCTTTTGGTATCTTTACCAATTCTTCTTATAACCCACCGAAAGAAATTTTTGAAAAAGCATCAAAATGGGTAACAGAAAATGTCGTCAAGAAAAATAAAGACTTAGTAGAAGCGGCTGTTAAAGCCAATCGTGATGTTCCGGTCGACGAAGCGTTAAAGGATTATGCAGATATTTTAACCAAGAATATTATTCAACAAGGTAAAACTAATGCGGATGACCCATTAGCAACATTACAATTTATTGCTAAAGATATTTTAAGAAGTGATGAGTTATTAAGAACAGGAGAAGAATTACCGGATGTCATTAAAAAATTATTAGGAGAAGAAAAGAATTTAAAATCATCGGTACTACAAACAGTCACCAGCATGATTACCACAACTACCAATAAAAGATTATTTGATACTTTAGCAGATTTAGGTTTACGACAAGGATGGTTATTTGAAACGAGAGCCGCGGCCCGTGCAGCGGGGATTTTAGATGCCAAACAAATTGTACGACTACCCGGTCTAGGTATTTTACAAAGTGATGACTTAGGTAAATTATATGCATCCAATGAATTAGCTGAAGCCTTACGTGGTAGTAAAGGTTTTTTAGATAAACTACTACAAAACAGTTTATATAATTTTGCACTTCAGGGAAAAACTTTAGTTCAGTTTGGTAAAACTGTTTTATCACCCGCAACACAGGTTCGAAACGTTACTTCAGCAAGTTTCTTTCCTTTAGCTAATGGTCATATTGGTGGTATGGGTTCGGTAACCAATGCTTTTAAAATGGTTTTAGATGACATCTTTGGTGCGGGAAAAGTAGTTAATGAAAAAGAACTAATTGACAATATTAGCAAGAAAATTGAATTAGGTGTTCTTGATGAAAACATCGTGGCCTCTGAATTACAAGCGGTTTTAAAAGAAATTAAAAACGGAACAATTGATAATTCTGATACCCTAATTAATAAATTATCAAATACAAAATTTATGAAAGATGTTACTCGCGTCTATGCCGGTGGTGATAACTTATGGAAATGGTACGGCCATGAATATATGAAATCACAATTAAAAGGTTTGTTTAAAACAGTCGATGATGTAGCTGATTGGACTAGACAAATTGTGGGTAGAGAATTTGATCCTATCAATCGAATCACAGGTCAGGTTAAAACTTTAGAAGATGCCGTGGAAGAAGCCGCTGCTTGGTACATAAGAAATACTTATCCTACTTATAGTAAAGTTCCAAAAGTCATACAGAATTTAAGAAAACTACCCTTAGGTAACTTTATATCTTTTCCTGCGGAAATGATTAGAACGACTTATAATATCCTAGAAATTGGTGCAAAAGAAATTGCATCCAAAAACCCAAAAATGAGACAAATGGGTTATCGAAGATTATTTGGAGCTGGAACTGTGTTGGGTGGTGCCGACGCTGCAGTATCTAAAATAGCCGAACAATTTAGTGGTGTTACAGACGAGATGGTTGATGATTACAAAAGAGACTATGGTGCAAGTTGGGAAAAGAATTCTAATATGATTCCTATTTCTAAACCAGAAGATGGTCGTTTTAAAATGATAAACTTTTCTTATTTTAGTCCTTATGATGTGGTGACTGCTCCGTTTAGAGCAATTACTAATATTTTTAAACAAAGAGAAATTACACCCAAAGAAGCTCAGGATAGTTTGTTATTTGAATTTATTTCTGGTCCTATTAATCAATTAATCAGTCCTTTTGTTTCAGAAGCTATTTTATTTGAAAAAATAGCAGATGTTTTACCTGCTGGTTATGGTGTTGGTAGTCGAGGTGGTGTTACCAAAACCGGAGCTCGAATCTATTCTGATAGCGATAGTGGTAGTGATAAATTAATGAAGTCTTTAGGACACATTATTGAAGGCATTGAACCTGGTGTAACCAGAACATTTAGAAGAATTGGTCAAGGTTTTACCGGAGCCAAAGACTATGATCCGTTTACAGAACTAACAAACTTATTTACCGGTGTTCGTGTTATTGATGCTGATATTCAAAAAACATTAAACTATGTCATTACGGATTTTAATAGAATTCAAAAGGAAGTATTTGAAACAGAAAATTTTTATACGACCGACGGATACAATACAAGAGGTCCGGCAGAAATGGTGCAAGACTTTATTAATATTCAAAACGAAGCATACAAAAAACAATTACAAATATTCCAAGCGATTGAAACAGCCAGAAAATTTGGTGTCAGCGACAGAGATTTACGAAAAATTTTAAAGGAAAGAAAAATATCGAAGAAAAGAATCAATAATCTATTACGTGGTTACTATACACCTATTAATTATAGTGATGGTTTGTTTAAGAAAAAAATAAAAGAGTTAAAAGCATTAGAAAATAAAAGAGGTGTTGAAATCTTTACTAGGGAACGTGATAGAAATTATTACTTCCCGCGAAGAGAATTAGATGACGTGATTAGAAATTTTGAACGTCGAAAGTTTGAAATAGAAGTACCACCGGCAGAGCGACAAGCTAGTGGTGTACCGGTGACCGTGGCTGAACCTGTTGTTCAAGAAGTAGCACAAGCAGAAATACAAACACCGCCTTTACCAGAAACACCTACACCGGATGTTGCCTCAGCAACAAACTTAGCTAATATTAATGTAGTCAATCCAATGACAGGATTGACAAGAACAGAAGGAGCTTTACTGTCACCAGGAGAACAGGCGATAGCACAGAAATCAAATAGGAGAATAACATAATGAACTTATCACCACACTTTACATATCAAGAATTTATTAAATCACAAACAGCATCGAGAATGGGTATCGATAATGAACCGGATGATGCTCAATTATATAACATGAAAATGCTCTGTTTGAATATTCTAGAACCTATTAGAACAACATTTGATAAACCGGTTATTATCACATCAGGTTTTCGAAGTGTGAAACTCTGTGAAGCAATTGGTTCTTCTTCTAAATCACAACATGCAAAAGGTGAAGCTGCGGACTTTGAAATACCTGGTGTCTCCAACAAAGAAGTCGCTGATTGGATACATGAGAACTTACCTTACGATCAATTAATCTTGGAATTTTTTGATGGCAAAGATCCAAACAGTGGTTGGGTTCATTGTTCTCACAAAGGAACTAATCGAGGTCAGTATTTAATAGCGACTAAAAATAAATTAGGTATTACCGAGTACGCTTCGGCTATTTAATCCAATCGACTAATTCTTCACCCATAATTTCATTCGCAATATCAATTTTATTGCGTAGCGCTTTGACGATTCTTTCATCCACCGTTTTCTCAGCAATCAAATCAATATAGGTGACGATGTTCTTTTGACCTATTCGGTGAGCTCTATCCTCAGATTGAAGTCTTTTTTCTAGGTCATAGTTGTTAGAATAGTAAATTACGGTATTTGCGGCTGTTAGGGTGATTCCATACCCTCCAGTTTGAGTGTTTCCAACAAAATACCTTGTATTTCCGTTTTCAGCCTGATACAGAGCAATATTATTCTGACGTGTGTTTGCATCAATTGCACCGTAATAGGCTACTGTAGAGTCCTCTCCGTAGGTTTTTTTTAAGACTTCGACTATTTTTTCGATGTCATGGACATAATTTGCCCAAATAATGACTTTACCTTCGACTTCTTCCAAAATGGATAGCAATTCATCCATTCGATTACTTTTAACCTCAGTGACAGTACCGTCATCGGCTTTAAAATGACCACAAGTGATTTGATGAAGTCGCATCATTTGTGTAATGACATTCATTGTCGTCATCTGTTTACCTTTGAGTTCTGCAATTGCCGCTTGTTTCATCGACACGTATAATTTTTTCTGTTCATCTGTAAGTTCAACAATTCTTTTAACAAAAGTTTTTTCTGGTAAATCCAAGCAGTCTTTCTTTAAGACACGATAAGAAAATTTATCTAGGGTTTCAGATAGTTCATCGAGTCTTCGATAAGAACCAACAATCTGTACACGACGTCCACCGAAGTTTCGTTCAACCATGTGCGCGTATCGTGAACGAAAAGCATAATAAGATGTAAAACCTAAATGCCATTCATCTAAAAAGTAGCATTGAGAATATAAGTCTAAAGGAGATTTCGTAACAGGCGATCCGGTGAGAATCCTACGATACTTTGCAAAATCCCTAAGTTTTAAAATATTTTTAGTTCGTTTGGCTGTCGGATTTTTGATTGTCGTAGACTCATCAATTCCTATAAGTGATCGCCCAACAGTAGTGTTTAAGAATTTGTTGGCGAAGTCAACACCTTTGTTTGTAGAAAAGGCTTCTACATTCATAATAAATATCTTTAACTTTCCGTTGTTATCTGATAAGCTATCTAACTCTCTTAATTTTGTTTGACTTAAAGTAGGTTCCCATAAAACTGTTGTATGCTCTATATGTTCCGGTAAATGTGTTGGTACTTCTATTTCATACCAGTTTCGATAAACACCTTTTGGTGCAATAATTAATACATTTTGTATGTCACCTTTGTCATATAAAAGCGCAATATTATCTATTAATACCTTTGATTTCCCAGTACCCATTTCCATAAATAAAGCAAATGTTTCTTTGTCCCAGGAGTTACTTAAAGCTTTTAGCTGATGTGCGTATGGCTTTGTCTTAAATTTATAATGTTCAATCATGTTAATTTCTTTCTTGACAAAAATATAAACATCACTATCTTACTTGTCAAGAAGGAAGAATACAAATGAAGAATAAAATATTTGAACTATATAAGGACAAAAGCTTACAAGAGTTTTTGAAATTTAAAGAAGAAAACCCTGAAGAAACTTTTGTGTATGTTCTTCAGCATCCCCCTGAGAATATCAATATTCTTAGCGCATCTAACTTCGGCTATTTGGTTATTTGTTTACCACAATTATCTCAAATAGTTTTTAGCACTGGTCCATTTGTTTTTAAAATGAGAAAAAACTTACAGGACTTTAGAGCACAAGATTATATTTTGTGCACTGGTGATCCAGCTGTCATTGGCTTATCCACAGCTATTGTTAGTGATATCACTACAGGTAGATTTAATCTCTTGAAATGGGATAAAAGAGAGTTTAAATATTACCCATTGAGTATTGACTTATACAAGAAAGGATAAAGTAATGAGCAATCTAATAGAGGATATGGAAAAAGACCAAGAGTCTTTTGCCTCAAAAACTACAAACATACAACAATTAGCATCTAAGTGTCAGGAAATGTTAGACTTAGATGATCAGATAGCAGTACAAGAAAAAGTATTAAAAGATCTAATGCAACGACGTGATGTCATTAGTTCAGAAATTATTCCTGATTTGCTATCGGAACAAGGTTTAGCGTCATTGAAACTTTTTGATGGTAGCACTGTCGAAGTTTCTAAGAAATATAGTTGCACGATGAAAGCAGATCCTGCACTAAAAGAAAAGGCGCATGAATGGCTTCGCAAGGAAGGCTTAGGTGATATTATTAAAAATAATGTTGCCGTAAGCTTTGGCACAGGTGAAGATAACAAGGCTGAGGAATTCTTTGGCCTTGCCGCTCGAAGTGGTTACGAGCCCGAACAATCTCAAAAGGTTGAACCGTCCACTTTAAGAGCGCTA